GAATGAACGCCTTTAAAAGCGAACCCACTGCTCATGCTATCGCCCCCACCAATCCGGCAGACCGCGACGCATGACGCTGCAGCGCGTACAGCTGCTGCGCCACAGCGCTGATGTCGCTATCGTCTCGCACGTACATAGCCTGCACCGTGATGCTTACGCCGCCAGCCAGCGGCACGCCACCGGTTGTTTGCCCCGTTGCGCTCGCGGACACCCCGAACGACGTCGGCACTGCCGCTTGCATCTGCCGAGCGACGTCCTTCATACCGGCGCCAAACCCGACACCGAGACCTTCCGCCATGAACTCGCCGTAGCCTGCGAAAAGCTTTGACGGCGACGAAATGCCAAAGAAGCTTTTAATCCGCGACGTCAGCTCACTGAACAGCCCGCTAACCTTGCCCCACAGCCATTCCGCCTTGTCACTGATACCGTTCCATAATGCAGTTAACAGCTCAGATCCGGCCTGCCTTATTCTAGGCCACATTTCTCTCATCTTGTTAACGATACCTTCGATAATCGGCGGGACAGCCTTTACAATCTCAACGATAATCATCGGCAAATTCTGCACAAGCGCAATAAACAACTTATAGCCGGCTTCTATAAGTTTAGGGGTCAGCTCGATGAGCATATCAATGACAGCCTCTATGATATCAGGCAGCACCTTAACGATGCTGTCGATGATTGCAGGGAGGTCTTCAACGATTGCAACAAGCAACTTTACACCTGCGTCCACAATTTTAGGAATTAGATTGACCAGCGTTTCCGTTATCGCATCAATGATATCGGGAAGTACAGCCACGACGCTGTCAATGATCGTTGGCAAGTCGTCAACCAGCGCTATCAGTAGCTTAACACCCGCGTCGATTAACTTAGGCACGGACTTCGTAAAGAAGTCAACTAGTCCGTCAATCAACGCCGGAAGCACGTCCACAATGCCGTCAACGATAGCAGGGATGTCATCGACTAGCGCGATTAACAATTTAGTGCCGACCTTAATTATTTGAGGAACAGCCTTCGTTATGAAGTTTACAATGCCCTCAATGATTGCGGGAAGCGCTTTAAGAAGGTCGGGTATTGCCTTTTGTATCCCTGCTGCAAGCCCTATGATTAACTCAAGCCCCGCGGCCAAAAGCAGCGGAATGTTGTCGATCAGCCCCTGTACGATTGTCATGACTGCTTCCACGGCAGCCGGGATTAGCTCGGGCAGCGCCTCGCCCAGCCCAGACGCAAACTCAGCAACCAGCTGTACAGCCGCGTCAACCAACAGCGGAAGGTTCTCGATGATTGCCCTAGCGATCGTCATGACCGCCTCAACTCCTGCCGGAATCAGCTCAGGCAATAGCTGTAAGATGGTACTTAGCATCTGCGTAAACAGGCTAGTCGCCGCCTCAATAAGCGTAGGAAGAAGCTCACCGACCGCCGACAGAATTGCACCGGACGCAGCCGGCAACGCGGATACAATGTTCTCAAGCACCGGAACGATGTTAGCGACCACCGCCTGAAACGATTCTACAAGGTTGCCAGTGAGGTTGTCCATGTCCGCGCTCGCGTTGCCTAAGCCCCCGACGAAAGACTGCGTCGCAGCCTGCAATAATCCGAGCGAACCGGTTATTGTTTCCGTAGATTCTCGTGCGAAGTTGCCCGCGTACTGCTCTGTCGTCTCAAAGAACATCTGCATGGCGTACTGCGCCTTCTCTGCGTTCGTCGCCTCGTCCCACGTGCCTTCAAAGCCGTGCGCCATGGCGTACGCCTTGATGGTCGTGGCGTCCATCTTGACGCCGAGGTTGTCCATCATCGTATAGTTGCCCTTTGCCGCGCCCGTGACGGCCTCCATCGCGCTGGCCATGTCAATACCCATGACAGAAGCCATGTCTGCGGCACGCTGCATAGCCTTCTGCGTCAAGTCAAGGCTTTCACGCTGATCAATGCCAGAGCCCTGGAACAGCGCACCCATTTTGTTCGCCGTAGCAAGGTAGTCACTTTGCGACAGCCCGAGGTTCTTGTACGCGTCTTCGCCGATCTTCTGTATTTTCGCCGCGTATCTACCAAATACAGCCTCCGAGCCTCCGAGGTTCTGCTCCAGTTCTCCGAACTGCTGTACAACCTCTTTGCCCAACTTAATGGCAGCAGCGCCCGCGGCCGCAACAGCCGCGCCCATAGCTACGGCGACACCCTTCAAGACGCCGCCCAACTTCGACCAGCCGCTTTCGCCGCTCTTCGCATCGTCACCGGACGCTTTCGCCTTTTTGCCGGCCTTCTCGATCTCTTTGCCGCTGTCGTCCGACTCCTTGCCGAACTCGTCCATTTGCTTAGTCGTGTCGTATAGGCTATTCTCGGTTTTGGCGAGCTCAGCCTCTGCCTTGTTTAGCGCTATCTTCCAGTTTTTTGTTTTTGTGTCGTTCTCGCCGTACTCTTTCGCAGAGTGCTCCAGAGCACTTCGCAGCGTTTCGATCTTTCGCTTGTGTTCGTCGATCTGCTTGTTGTATACTTCCTGCTGGGCGCGGAGTGAGCCCATGCTTTCGGCACTCGCGCCAAACTGTGCGCTCACCTTCTGGAGCTCCGAGCCAAGAACAGCCATGTCCTTGTTAATTTCGGAGATGGCTTTTTTAAATTCTTTTTCGCCCTCTATAGCTATCTTTGCGCCGATATCTGCCGCCACTGCGCCACCCCCTTAAAATGGTATTACGTCATCTATCGTCACCGGCTTTTTGTATGCGCCGTGTTCTTTTTGATGTTCTATGTATAGCAACATCAATTTACGCACTGTCATCTTCCACACCTCGCGCTCAGAGTAGCCGAGCAGCGTCTTGCCGATGTAAAGACAGCGAGCAACAGGGAAGCCCTCTGTCACTCGCTCGTCGCGTTTGGGACGTCGCCCGCCTCCTCATCGCGCCTCGGCGTGCCGTCCGAAAATGACTGCATTATTGAACCCATTAGGTTCTGCATGTTCGTCGCGTCGATGTATCGCCCGACATATCGCTCATCAAGATGCTTCGGAGCTTCACCCGTTTCGTCGGCAACGCAGTCAATGTCTTCGTTGATCAACAACGTTAGAAGGTACCGAAGGCTTTTGATACGATTACGCGAGTCTGAAAACAGCTCGCCAATGTCCGAGATGTCGATGTCGAAGTGCTCCTGTATATCGTCTATCGCATTCAGCGTAAATCGCATACCGTACGCTTTACCGCCGAGCGTGATCTTCGTGCCTCTGGGTCTTAGGTCACTCATTTTTTCACCGCCTTATAACACAGGGAACCGCCCCAAAGAGCGGTTCCCGTGTGCTTATAATCATGTAGTTACCGTGATGTACAGTTCGAGAATGTCGCTGTTCGCGTTGTCTGCCTTCGTCGCGACAGCCTTGATGCATGTGTTCGACGGCGCGGTACAGGAGATCGCCTCCGAATACAGGGTTCCGTTCGTCGCGCTCGGGACGGTGCCGTTCGTCGTGTAGTAGATCGCAGCGCCATCCGTTGCTGTGGTCAGCACGACGCTCTGTGCAGCGTTGTACGTGCCGGACGCTACGGAGGACACAACCGGCGCACACTTCGCCGCGATGCCGCTCTTGCCGTTCAGCCACGCACGCGCGTTAGCCTCGGTCGAGAACGTCGCCTCTTCCTTCCAGATTCCCGTAACGTCCACCATGATTGTGCCCTCTGCCTCATGTGTCTTAAACTCGACGTTCTCACCACGAGTGGAAAGATTATCCGACGGTTCGGAAAATTGCACTTTGCGCAGCCATATCGCGCGATAGCGCCTTGCGCCGCGCACAACCTTAGCTCCGTAGAACCCTACGCCAACATACGGAAGCAGCACGCCGCCGGAAGCTGTCAAAACCTTCGCGCCCGTGACAGGGTCGACTGTGTCGCCCTCGACATACCGCAAAAGGTCAACCTTTGCAAAATCCGGCAGATCGTCGAACTCAAGCGCGATTGTTCCGCCCACAAAACTATGATCGGACTCGGCAATGCCGTCGTCTGCATATAGTTTTACATCGTTTGACTCAACGTTGATGTTCGCGTTGATCGCCCTAGCCAGGACCTTGCCCGTACCATAGGATACGGCGTCATCTGTCTCGGTCAGCGGAGAATAAACAATGTATTTAAGTCCTATTTTGGCCACTTGTTAACCTCCAATTATTTTTTTGAATTCCTCTTCGATGACGCGCTCCATCGCGTCTATCGCCTCTTTTTTGGTCGCGTTCACCGCCGGCCGCACAAACGGCGTCTTCTGTCGGACGGAGGAACCCGACTCTATCGCGCGGGCCAGTAGCTGGTTCGGAACGCCATTAGGATATTTTACCGTTGGATGCGATCCGTAGCCGTCAAATCCCACATGTGCGTTCCAGTTGCCGTCGCTATCTTGTTTTATGGGTGTTACACCGAAACCGCTCTGAAGATCGTTTTTTTGCGACTGCGGAACGCCTGCGAATTTTTCGCCGTCACCCAGATGCCTGAACTTGTCCACCGGCAACGAGGAAAGATTGCTAGCCACCTTATCCGCCACTACTTTCGCAGCCGCGTATATCGCTTTTTTTGCAACCTCTTCGGTTTGCCCGCTGAGTTTTGATAGCTTCAGCGCATAATCGTCAGTTGCCTTGACCGTCATCCTAGCCATGCAGCCCACGTCCATTCGTAGTGTATATACCCGGAGAAATCCTCGTACTGTACCGACTCAAGCCGCCACGACACGTCGATTTCATTCAGCGCTGCCTGAATTGCTACGATGCTATCATCGTATTCAGCTTTTGTAAAATAATCGATCGTGCCACCCAGCCACTGTTCCTCCAACTTACCGTCTGCCCACAGCGCGCCCACCTGGCCGTCTTCCGCCCATACGATATATCTGTCCGATTGCTGATGCGCTTCGTAGTGGAACACCGGAACGCCGACAGTGAGCAAAGCATCAGCAATATCACGTAATGTCATACACCGCCTCCAAAGCATCAAGCGTCAGGTCCATCACCGGAGGCGTCACGTCCTCTGGATACTGTACCTGCGAAATTTTATACTGCTTGCCGTCGTTCGGAATAGCCACATCCTGCGTAGACACGCCAGGAACACGTAGGCAACGCAGTACGGCTTGCACCCGCACGTTAGCTTGAAGCGCTGCGTAATATCGTGTCAGTCCAACCGTGCGTTCTTTGTACCGCAGCGTTTGCTTTAGCGTCAGCGCTTCAACAGGTTTTCCGCCAGGCAGCGCGGAGTTTGTGACAGCGTATACCTTAACAACGCCGTCGTTAAAACGCTCAGCATTGCTCCGCAATATAGCGCGCCACCTCCTTCGCGTTCTGCAACGATATAATCTCATGCAGATAGTTCACCGCAAACTCGTCCATCGCGTTTGACCTCGCGTATCGACAATAATCCAATAGCAGCTCGCGCGGCTTATCTTCTACGGCGAAGTCCAGCGGCTCGCCTGCTGCAGCGTTAATGTATTTCATGCCGCGAGCGATGATGCCGGTGAGTTTTGCGTCACCGGCATCATCGCTCCATGTAATGTCCAGGTAGTTTCGGACGGCTTCGAGCAGTCCGGCGGGTAATGTGGCCATCCGTGTACCTCCTT